TGGTCCGGCAAGACTTCCTGTCGCACCTCCGGCAATTGCTCCTAATGTCGGATAGGTCGAACGAAAGGAACATCCGGCGGACAAAATACACAGTGCTAAAAGGAGATAGATCATTACATTGCTGCGATTATAAACGCTAGTAGCTCGTTGTATCTAACACTCATTTGAGTGACTTCAATATAACCTTCTGTAGCTTCGTCTTTTACATCGCGTTTTCCTTCAGAATCTGTACCTTCCCACCAAGTATCTCTTCCAATCATTGAATAACGAAAAGCATCCAATCCTTCACTTTCAAAAGCAGCTTGTAACTCTTGAGCTATAATACCGACATGGATACGTGCATCGTCACCTTTCTTAGCAACAGCATCTTTCATGCGGTACTTCTTAATAAGACCTTTACACTTAGTAGCTACTCGTTTTTCAGCTTCATCGAGGTCTTCAATGTCTTGTTTAATATTTTGGTCAGAACCATTGAATGTACCGTTACTCCATACATCATCCCAACGATTTCCTGTTAATCCTAAATCTTGAAACCCTGTAGTACCCGGATGAAAGTGACCTCCTGCTTGGTCTAATTGTACATTGTAACCTGCGGTTGTATCGTCATTGACCCATGATAGTAGAAACTTACCACTGTCAGGGACAAGGTTAACACGTTTTTGGTTAAGTGGCTCGCCTCCTGAATACATTATAACATAACCTAGATTAGCAGAAGATGAACTACGAACTACTTGATTTAGACTACCAGTACAATCCACAATATTAGTCCCTGTAACACCCGCAGTAACATCAAGATTACCATCATCATCCAATGTCATCAATGTGCCCTGAGTCCCTCCACCGCTAACATTTTTAAATTGAAAAGTACCATTAGAATCTACAAAGATGTCTCTGACCTCGTCTGTAGTTGCGTCATAAGTTAATCGTAACCCCGGCCCTTCTGCTGCTCTCGTTATGGCTATATTACTAGTCGATGATAAACCATCTACTGCGTACGTCTGAGTCTCGTCTAATTTAGCAGGAGTTACAGCATCGTCTGCTATCTTTGCTGTAGTTACTGCATCATTATTAATTTTATCAGTTATTACTGCATCATTAGCGATTGAATTAGATGTAACCGCATTGTTCGCTACAACTGTAGTACCACCTGCGACCCAATTAGATCCATTATAGGATTCGACTTGAGTAGTGGTAGTATTATAAATAGTTTCTCCATTGGTCGGGCTACTAATTGCATCCCGTTGGGTTGTGGTTAATCTAGGGAATACTACACCACCTGTTGTCGATGTGACATCCAAGGGTGCTGATGGTGAGGAAGTTCCCACTCCCACTTTTGTGGTCGAAATTGATAGTGCGGAATTAGTACCTTCACCATCTTGCACAAACTTAGAAGTAGCATCTACCCCATTGCTATAATCATTGACTTGCAGTAAACCTTTGTAAGTGGTCGATGGCGTTTGATTTCTTAAATCACTCATAAATCATATGGTACATTGTTAATCATATAGGAGAGTCCGATGACCACTCTTCGTTCGCGAGTAATGTCAACATCTCAGAGCGATCATAGGCAGTCTTACCTGCTAGAAAGCTAGGCGTGTCGCCATCGAACTTAACGAATGTCTGAGTACCTGCTAGGTTGTATCTAAGCGTGTCAGAACTCGTCTCTAGGACTTGGTTAAAATCTACGGAAGATACTTCCGATGCGTCTATAATTACATAGTTTCTCATGGTACTGTTGTTGAAAAAGTTGGCCCGTTGACAAGTGTTCCGTCGTTACCACCACTACCTTGATCTGTGATTGTCGTTCCTGTAGCTCCGTCATTTTCACCCATACGCCACCAACCAACGGGATTTAGCGAGGATATGTCGTTAGGTGTTCCGCTGTTGTAGATGCTTGTTATGTCGGATGCAGATAATGTAGAGTCAAAAATAGCTACTTCGTCTATTAAACCGCCTGAAGTATAAGTACCATTCGCTCTCGCTCCAATTGCAAATGTTGATGAAAGTGTGTATGGACTAGAAGGTGTCGATGTACCAGCCGAATTTCCAACTTTTACTCCATCAAGGTAAATATCATATCCATCACCGCCTGTTGTTGCAGATGAACTAGACCAAGAGGCAGCAATGTGATGCCAATTTGTATCTATTGTCGCACTTGGCGAAGTGTATGCAAAACTATTTTGTGCAGACTGCCGTATAGTAATTAACTCATTTGTAAAATCACCTGTAATATTACCTCCTAAAGCAAGGAAGTAAGATAATCCACTCTGACCAAGCAAAACCCCTTGTACTCCTGAAGAAGCTGAAATTACATTGTCTGATTTAAACCAAGCTGAGAAACCATATAGGTCGATACTTGAGCTTGGAGTAACAGTCATATAGTCATCAGTCCCATCTAATTCAACGCTAGAGGTAGAAAACGAGGCAGGAGGAGCAGTAGGACTAGCGATTATTCCACCACCAATACTTGGAAGAACAAAGGTCATCTTAGGAAGCCGTGTCCCCGGCTAAGACGAATGTGTCAGCAGCGTAAGCGACTATACTAGCTACTCCATACTGTGCATTGATCTTGGTGTGAGACTGTCTGTTGTTGATGGTAGTACTAGAAGCACTGAAGGTAACTTGTCCTGCTCCTTTTTGTACGAACGAACAATTGAACCCTGCTCCCAACCCGCTCGGTACTGTTACTGTAACTGCTGATCCGTTGTCCAACACTACGACCTTTCCATTGTCACTAGCAAGCAGTGTGTATGCTGTTCCTGTTTGATCGTTGATAGTAGCATCGAATCCTGAAATCGAAGTCCCATCGAAGTTGCCGTCTGTTAAATCTCCGGCTGATACGCTCTGTAATGCAGTGTCTGCTGTTGCTCCCTGGGCGGCTGTAGCGTAGGCAGTAGAATCTGTAGTAGCCGCTGTGCCCAACCCACTGATGTCAGAATTACTAAGTGTGACTGTGCCTGTCTTTCCCGCCACCGATTGAACAGGTGAGGCGGCTACCAAGTTGGCTACTGTGACTTTTTTTGTAGTGCCTTGAGCAGATCCCGTTGTATCTGATACATCCGTGATCGGAATGATGTCTGACGCATTGGGTGTCCCCCCTAGTGAACTAAGTGCTGAAATCTTCTTGTTTGCCATTTTATTTTATCTCCTAGTCGAATGCTAAAAATTGTCCTGCCTCTACCTGTAGAAAAGCTCCTGCCTCTGATTGAATTACTCCATCAGGTCCGACAGGTCCGACCTGTGCATCACCTTCAGAATCTCCAATAAAAAGCCCTATGCCTAAGTTTGGCATTATTTTTTATAGAGAATGGCCGCCCCTGAAGCCAAGGTAACGGAAGTTGTATTAGGTATGTACAGCACCTGCCCCTGCGAAAAAACTGTAGCGTCAGAAACTAAGTCTGCCGAGTTATCCATCAATCCAGTTATACCTCCGATTACTGAATCCTCGGTAAACTGAATAGCTGTGAAATCGCCAGTATTTGCTCCTGTTCCATTAACATAGACGCATCCATTTGCACCCATTACATTTTGAATATTTATTGATGATAAGCCCATAATTATGTTGTGGTTAAAATGTTAACTCCGAACGAGTAGCTCGGATATGTATTGACCGAAATTTTGTTCATTCCTTCCAGCCTCTCGACTCGGTCGATTTCGAGTGCCAGGGTTTCTTCTGCCATTTGTTCCTGTGCCAATGCTTTATCAAGTTGGCCGTCTGCCTTGTACCAGTCACTGACTGTTGCAAGTAGTAAGTAACGCTCGAGGAATCGTGGAAGTGTAGAAGTCTCTCCCGACCCATCTCCATAACTGCTGGGGGTTACCTGGTTACCTTGAACGAATACTGTCGATTGGGTGGAGTCTGCTTTTAGAATCAGATATCCATTGATCAAATTATATTCCAACTTGATCGCCTGACGATCCCCAAGCGGGTTCTTGTCGTAGACTGCAAAGACATCCATGATGTCCGAGTCGTTGTCGATCTGAACCGCTTTGTCGGCCACCAATGGCGTGGTAATTGCCGCCACTGTCTTTTCTTTCAGTGACATCAATTCCGGCCACTGTGCCCGTGTCCATGCTCCCTTAACACGATCATTTAATGAGTTCTTGAATGCTGTCTCCTCAACCGAAAGTAAAGAATCCACTCCGATTGCCGAAGTGAATCTATCTTTTAGGTCGCTGTAGGGTACAGTTCTCACGATCCAATTACTGTCTCAGGATTCTTCTTAGCGAAATCCCTCGAATACTCGGGATCAGACATACAGCCAGGACGCTCCTGCTCATGTCTCAAGTAAGTCGTAAGATCGACAGATCGAACTGCTCGGAAGTCTTTCCCTCCGCTAACAGATTGCCCGTATTTACGAGCCGCTAATGCCCTGCCCTTGTATCCGGCTTTCTCACGCTCGGCTTGTGCTTCTGCCTTTTTGGAAAGATAGTGTGCCATCTCTTCGCCCGACATTCCACCGCTTCGTTTTCCGCCTCTTACGATAATATTTAGACTCATTTTTAAAAAGAAAAAAGGGAGCCGGTCTAACCCTTAAACCGGCTCCCCAAGTAACAACATGATCGGTTATTATAAACCCGAACTAATTAAACAATACTTCCGAGTGCTCTAGGATTGCTGACACGGATTGTTGCCATACATTCTGAGAACGCTCTTTTTCCAGCACCGTTGTCAGGAAGATCCTGAATGGTCATTCCTTCCAAGAATTTAAGTGAAACAGTGTCATCGGTTGGGATAAGATATCCACGATCTGTATTAACAGTTCCGAGGGCTGTATCGTCTCCACTTGCTCCGGCATCATTTCTGCCCAACCATAAATCAGGTACGATATCCACTTGACCATAATCACTGATGTAAGTAACGACTGACAATTTCAAGATACCATCTTTAACATCCTGGTTGAAGTTGAAGTCACTGTTTGCAGTGGTGGATCTTGTGTAGTCAGTGATTTTATTTACCAAAGCTGGTCCCGCGAAAAGTCTGAAAGAACCTTTGGAACCTGAAGCAGTGTAAACAGCCTGTAGAAGTCCACGGAAAGCAGACTCAGTTAAAGAACCGATAGAAACACGGGAACCACTTACTGCACGGAATCCTTGCTTTAAGGATGTGTCGAAAGTGTTACCTGTTGCTGTTGGGTCAGACCAAATACCAAGTCCGCACATTTTAGCACCAGCGGAGCTAGTACCAGCAGACTGATCATTTCCTGATCCGATTGCAGTTTCCAAACTGTTTTTAAGTTGGATAAGACTTTTAGCCTGAGAAGCGGCAAAGAGAGATCCGCCAGGAGCGACATCTACCATTTCAGCCTGACGGGATACTGCGAAGATATCTCTGAATGTAGCTACTCGGTTAGACAAACGAGCACGAGTGTCGATCAAGTTAGCGGCATCTGAAAT